TCACGGCAGCGACATCATCCTTAATGCCTTCGACTTGTGCTTCCAATTTAGCTATTCTTTCTTGTGGTAGAGTTTCCATGATTTACTCTTATGCTACATCTAGTGCAAATATTGCGTTACCATCCCAGCGAATATATGATGCAGTAGTTCCATTAAACTCTAGAGATGTAAACTCATCACCCCATGGATCATCATTAACATTGCTGTAGTTAGAAGAACCAGATGCACCAGGACCACTTTGCGCAGCTGGATCACCAGCTTGGTAAAAAACTGTTCCAGAAGGTAATGTTGCTGCTGTTATTCTAGTTGGTGGTGTATAAGTGGTATTATACAAACAATTACCTTTTACAATATTAAAGTCAGCAATACGACCTTTCCAATGGGAATCAGTATCACCACCCATCCAGAATTGTGTTGAGGCATCAGTAATCGCATTTCCTGTTCTTGCAGTTACAGTTAATTGCTGGCCATTTTTATAAACATATAAATTGGTGCCATCAGAATTTATGGAGATATGGACCCATTGGTTGGTGATAGAACCAACTGTTAATGGTCCAGTTCCACCATTTGTCCAAACATAATCACCACCCTGTTCATTGGAGTAACCAATTGATGCGCTTGTATCTACACCTACAGAGAAAACTCTAGCAACAGTAGATACTTGAGGTGATAACTTTTTCATCCACCATTGAATAGTCCATGAACGATATGTTTGGCCACCTCCACCGCCACCACCACCTCCAGCGTTAGAGGAAGCAGAGACAGCTGCTAAAATTGATTGAATTAACATTCTATCTCCAGTGATTAATCTTTAAGGATGCCAGAACCAGACAACATCCAGTCATTTCTATAATTATCCATACCAGTACTAATTTTTATTAGTACAGCGATGTTACCACCACCATCGTCTGGGATTGCCCAGCTAGTTCCGCTATCAGAAGTGCCAGCACCATAGATTGTGCCATTCTCATCATCGTTGTCTTTATTAACATAAACAGTATCACCGCTTCTATTGATAATAGTAACAGTTGCACCAACTGGGAACTCAGCTGCACCACCATCTGAAACGATAAGAGCACCAACACCATTACCATCGAAATAAATCATCTTACCGATGTCATCTGGGGTTAGGTATCTATAAGAAACATTGAGTGTGTTTGCTTTCTTAAGAATTGCTGCGTTCTTGTAAGAGTAAGCAGTATTCTGAACAGTACCATCATTGAACTTCAAACCAGCAGATAATTTTGTGGTATCAATCTGACGACGGATATATGAGAATCCTGGATAGTCATAACCACTTTCACTGTTATTACCTTGTTGCCAACGAGTGAACTTAATTGCGTAATACTTATCAGCAATAGTATCATGCATTACATATTCTCTACCAACGATTCTCTTACCAAGTTGTTCACCACTGGTTAGATCATGGAATACCATCCAGTGACGATCTGTTAGATTTGTCAGATCATCCCAACCTTCTTGACTCCAAAGAGTATATTTTGGGCTTTCGTCATCATCGTAATTACCTTCTTCAGCAATGTTGAAGATTGGTCCACCATCACCACGAGTAATAACTAAGTGCTCAGCAATTTGATCGCCACCAGTCAATGCTTCTTCTTCATCATTAGTGTCAACACGATTGAAGTAGATGTCAGTATTGATTTCACGACGGATATAGCTGAATGCACCAGTTGCATTGTTATCTCCACCATCCCATGCTAGGAAACGAATAGCGTAGTACTTGTCGTTTTGTGTGTCATGCATGACGAACTCATGCTTAGTACTTGCCCAGCCACCACCATCCCATGCGCTAGTAATATTCTCATAATAACGATCTGTTACATTAGAAAAATCTGCCCATCCATCAGTGTTCCACTCAGTACCATATGGAGTATTTACACTACCATCTGAATCGAATGGATCACCATCCTCGCCTGGATTTGGAGCAGAGTTATAAAGTGAACCATTGTTATTATTTGGATTACGAGTGATCCATAAATTGTCAGAAATTTTATCAATAACTTCTGGTTCGTCATCTGGGCGAACAAAGTAAACCCAGTCGCCAATATATAAAGATTCTAGTGGGCTAGATTCAACAATACTTTTACCACCAACAGTTACTCCATCAGAAATACGCAGAGAACCAGTATTTGGATCATAGAAGATTTCTCCTGGTTGACCGATAAAATCACTGGCTGTCTTGCCACCCATTTTATCAACGAAGATTTTATTAACTACATTTGCCATCTTTTTTCCTTACTTTATGTTTTCGTAAATTGTTTTCTGAACTTGGTACCATTCAATCCAAGCATCTAATTTTACCGCACACTCATAGTATAAAGTATAGTTATTGGTTACGGTTTTTGATACATCACTCAGTTTTGAGTCATCATTTAATTTATTTAGGTTGGGACACTTCTCGTTTACGAGTATTCCTGGAGGTGCTGGGAATCTGGCAACAATTGGGACTGGAGTTGCACATCCAGTCAATAACAAAGCAATAACTAAAATTAGTTTTTTCATTTGGGTGCCTCAGCTGCATCATTATGTGCTTTAACGAATTCTTTTGGAATTACGCAAGTATTATCATACTTTGTAATTTCTCTATCGATATACTTTACAATGTCATCACCACGTTCTCTGACAACTTCAATCTTTGTCACAACTTTCTTTTCAATCTTTACGTTTTCTTCTTTGGATTTAACTTCAGCAGCTGCGACTTTCTCTTGAACTTCTTTAACTCTGGCTTCCCATTTCTCTTGATTGGAAATGCCACCTTCCATGTATAATCCAAACGCCAATACAAGGATTGAACCTATCTGAATTGGCAGACGATATTGAGTAACCAGTGGAATGAATTTAATGAACTGCGCTACAAACAGTCCAGCGATTCCAGATAAAACAATTAGATGAAATATCCATGAAGGTAACCAGTCAAGAAGCCACATTTGTAGTTCCAACAGTCAATGGCACTGCACGACGAGTCATTTTCTGATACTTCTTGATATTCTTCTTACGTATTACAGGCTCATCTGTTGACACACCAGCACCAGTTACATTTGCTGGACCAGTGGTAACTACGCCATCTTCAGTCAATGTACCTTCAAAGAATTTCTTAGTAAAGATTTCTTCTTCAACTAGAACTACATTATTCTTTTCTAGTTTTTCTAGTAAAGTAAGATATCTTTCTTCCATGAGAGAAGTGGTTCTATCTTTGCTTTCGTGATATTCTTTGATAAGAAACAATGCTGCAATAACACTTTTTAGTTTGCTCTCACCACCTGGGAGACGATTAATGATTTTCTTCATATTGAAAACCAAACGATCTAGGTATGTGTATGCATCGTACTGTGTAGACTTATTAAAGCGACTTACTTTAATTAAGTTTTTACCCTTGGCATCTATGATACCAAGTTTAAATGCATCAGTCTGATCAAAAGGTCTAACTAACTTTTGAAGAATTCTGTAAGCAATTAAATTGTCTATTAAACGACTCATATCTGCCTTAAACTAGAAATTATACGTTCATCCAACCTTATGTCGGATAATCTTATTGAATAATTTGGTAACTCTTCTGGCATTCGTTCCAGATAAACCAAAAATGTTACCAAAACATCCCAGCAACTTTCATCTATTTTGTAGAACAACAAATTTGTTGTTGCATCTCCAAATACATTATATAAAACGATGATGTGGTTGAGGATTAATCTTTCCCTCAACTCACCATCTTTTTTATAACGAGAAATAAGTTTCTTCAAATACAGAAACTTCTTTAGATCCTCATCAAACTCTTCAAGACTATGACACTGTGGGTTATCATAGTGATGCATTGCGTAGACTAAGAAATTACTATCATTTAACTTTTCTTGCATAACCACTCATTGTAAAGTGAGGGGAGGAATCTCCCCTCATCATTCTTATTTATTAGTCGTCTGTGAACTGTAAATCATCGGCTTGGTCACCAGAGATAGAACCCATGGCAACTAATGTTTCATACTGAACACGACCAGCACGACCACCAGTACCAACAGTACGACGAACCCAACCAGCATGAGTGACGCCAGATACATCTTCGTAGCCTGTTCCACCACCAACATTGGCTACAGCAGTAGCAGCACCAGAAGTTCTTGTTAATTGTGTTCCAGGTGCATTGTTAGGTGCGGTGGTTGCAGTCAAATCAATTGCAGTTCCTGCAGTTGCAAGAGCAGCAGTACGAGCCATCTTAAATGTATCATCAGTAATTTTGATAATATAGTAAGTTTGGTTGGTATTGAAGATATACTTGAATGTATCAGTAGCACCATTACCAACTGCTGTTAAATCCTTAAGACCAGTACCATCATGGATAAGAGAATGAGCATATGTATCATACAATGCAAATCTATTAGCATCAATTCTCTCGATATAGTAAGAAGTAGCAGTAGTCAAACCAGCGATAGGGTTAGAACCAGACTTCTCATAATAAACTTCATCTCCAGTCAAGAATGGATGACCAGTTGAAGTAATCATGTTACCAGCTGTATCAACAACACCAGCACTAGTACCATTAACAGTAACTAAATCACCACGAATACGACCACCACCATTTGGATTATAAGTTACGGCATCACCAGTAACAAAACGATGACCAGTGTAGCTGATAATATTTGTAGTTGTATTAGGATTTGTATATCCGTTAAAAGTAATTCTTGGTGCGTTCAAAGTAACTGTTGGAGCAGTTTCATAAGAACCACCGATATTGGTCATTGTAATTGTTGTAACTACACCACCAGAAATAGTAGCAGTTGCAGCAGCACCAGAACCACCACCACCAGTGATTGTTACAGTTGGAGCTTCAGCGTACTGAGTACCACCAGTAGCTACACCAATTTCTGAAATTCTTCCAACAGTATCGAATGCTTCAGCAGTATCTACACCGAATACTTTGTTTGAGTTACCAGATTTACCAACACCAGAGTCAACAGTTTCAGAAGCAGCAACGAATGTTGGTTTTTCCGATAGTGTGTAGGATGCGCCAGCATTAACAACGGCAACTGCGCCACCCTGAACGCCAGACTCAACTTTACATACTGTGTTAGATGTAATAGTTACGATTTCGTAATCAACACCACCTGCACGGATAGTGTTACCAATTTTTGCTTGTGTAGTAAAAGAAGTGCCAGTACCAGTCACTACGCCAGTGGTGGCGATTGCGATTGTTCCTGATGCAGTTTTGCTATCTCTATTTCCCCATAGTGCCATTTTATTTCTCCTTGATTATCTGTTTGAATTTGGCAAATGTAACTTGTAACCAGAGTAATCTACCCCAGTACGTTTAGTTCCGCTACTTACCTTTTGATTAGCACCAGATTTCGAGCCAGCTGGACGCCCACGTCCACGTTTGACTTCAGGCTCTGATTTTGCTACCTGTTTTGGTTTGCGTTCAAATGCATCATCAGCACCTTCTGGGTCATGATACTGTGCACCATAGCTACTACCTTTGATGCTTCTTTTTGGTAGATCTGCCATTTTAATTTCGTTAATAAAGTCTGAGAAAGAGATAGTACGTTTTTCAACATCAGTTTCTTCTTTCTGAACCTTTTCTTTTTTCTTTACTGCATCATGAGGGTGATCCCATCCTTCAACCGTATCGATATTAACACCACGTGGATGTGTAGAACGAGCAGCAGTTGGTAGACCCATTTTCTTCATGGCTTCCAGACCTGGATATGAATCTTCTTTCAGATGTCCTGCTTTTTCAGCAGCACTAAGAACATCACGTCGATCTTTAATACTTCCCGTGAAGACATCTGTTGTCAAATGAGGCTTATACAAATTGTGGTGTTGTGGCTTAATGTGCTTTAGTAAAGCAGCACCAGCTGGATGCAGAGTATCTTCAATTGCTTCTTTCATGTGACCGCATTCGCATGGATCTTTATGACAAACTGGGCAGGTTGCTTCATGCATCTCTTCTTCACCACGAAGCATTTTAAAATCTTTAGAGTCTAACTTACCATTTTTATTTCTATCTAATTTCTTCTGGCCACCCTTCAACTCTTCATTCATTTCTGACATCATGTAGTCATGGGCAGTTTGAATGTAATCAGTTGCAAGAGTAATTTTGGATTGAACCCATTCTGGAAGATCCGTAGTTGGCTCTAACATTTCCATGAAGTGTTCAGCATGACGGCAGATAGTCTTCAATTGACTCATGGCCATGTCGCCTTCATAACCATATTCAGATTCGTCTTTGGCTTCAAAGAATAAATCAATATCTTCCTTCATCTTCTGCTTCATAGCCTGACGAGCAAGATGTTTTACACGACTCATTGGAGTATGCACGGCACCAGACTTATCTTTGGTGGTAGCAGGAGATTTGGTATATGGACCATCGAATGGAGGATCTTCTTTTTTATCTTCATCCAATTTATCAGAGATCTTGAACTTATGTACAGTCCCTTTTTTCTTTGGATCATAAGAGTCATGCGTCTGTTTCATATGAACTTCAGTTGCGCTCTTATGCATAACTTTACCAGAAACTTTATCACCAGTTCCGTGCTCGTAGTAGTCATGCTCTTGACCAACAGACATATGCTTTACCATATCTGGGTGCATTTTACCTTGTGAGGCATACTCACGATGATTGGCTTCTTGAAGTTCAACTTCTTCTTTGGTTAAACGATCAACAGCTTTATCCACACCATCTCTGCGCTGCCAAGATTTTGATTTATACTTTTGCGATAATTCATCGCTAGCTGCTTTCATTCCCGAACTTTTTGCTCGCTTACCTTGGTGCTCAAAATCTGCTCCTATTTTGCGAGTAATTATAGCATCACGTGTTGCTTTCTTAGCATAGGAACCAAGAGTAGATTTTGACAACTCGTCTAATGTTTCAACTTCTTCTTTAACATTAGGCATGACTTCTTCAGTAACGTGTTTAAATACTTTATGTAATTGATCTATCTTTTTATGATTACCATTTTCAAAAGCATCTTCCATATTGTCATGGATACTTGGTGCCATATCATGCTTAGATTTTTTAACCTCTTTCATTTTAATGATGGAGTCAATATGTCTTTTTTCAGTATTTCTTGTTGCTTCATCTATTGATTCTAACATTTCTTTAAATGACTTCATAGATCCCTCTTTTATTTTATTTGTAGGATGGCCATTAATTGGTTTATTTTTTTCTTTATGGGCTTTGTTCTCAGGTGTTCCCTTGATATATTTTCTATCAAGAGTTGGGGCAATTGGTGTAACTTCTTCATTCTTTTGCTTAGCATAGTAAGCAGCAAGAGCCATCTGTTTACGTTTATCTTGAGACTTACCATCAAACTTAGGATTATCGGAATGAACAAAGTCATGGATCCAATCACCAGCTGTTGCGTCTTTAGATAGAACTTCATTAATTTGTTCGTCTATTGTCATATTTTCTTCCTTAACTTCCTGTGATGGTTTACCTTCCATCTTACTGTTTTTAAAATCAATACGTTTAGTACGAACCTTACGATCATGCCACTCCCAGTCTCCAGTTTTTGGATTCTGAGTTTGTACCTTCTTAATCTTATATTGAGAAGCGTAAAGATCTTCTAAAAGTTCGTTGATATTCTTCATATTAGCCTATGTTTTTAGCACTGGCTTTTAACATCCAGCCATGTTTCGCATGAGTATCTAGGCGATCTGCAATAAAATTACAGAGTCCCTGTTTATTAGCAACAGTTGCTAAAGTGAACACTTTATTTAGGCTTTCAATCACTTTGTCGTTATCAATAATAAGTGTTGCAAGTTGATCCTTAATTAGATCAACACGAGATGTATTCTCATCAACAGTTTTATAGTTGTATAACTCACCCATACTGATCGGAGTAAACTCACCTAACTTGCGGATGTTTTCTGCAACTGGGTCAATCGCATTGTAGATATCCTGATATAGATCTGAATAGAAGTCATGGTATTGGCTGAATTCAATACCTTCCACGTTCCAGTGGTAAGTGTGTATTTTGAAATACATAAAGGTTTGATTGGCCATCAAGATTTTAAGGGCTGCTACTAATTCGTTCATATTTGTCCTGTTGAGCTATTTTGCGTAAATCTATGATGTTGAAGTCTGGCTTTTTCTATCTGACGAACACGTGATGTTAATTTCATTGCAATTCTATTTAGAATTGGTTTACGTTTTTGAACAATCGTTTCGATTCTTTCTTTCTCGGCAACACTGAGGGTAGCCATTGAACGACCACGCAGTAGTCTTGACTTCATTAAATTGATTGCCAAACGACGAGCACGTTTATTGATAGTTTCGCTGGAAGAAGTTCTTCTCAACGCCAACTTAACTTTGTTCTCTCGTTTAGATTTAGTCTTGGCGAAACGAACTCTTGCACGAATTCTTTCCATACGAGAAAGAACTTCTAGGATAGCTTCTTCTTTAACATCTTTTTTATCTTCTAACTCTTCACCAGTCTCATCATCAATAACTGCAAGTTCATGATCATCATATGCATCCATGAAGTCATCTTCTGGCATATCCGCAATCATCTTATCGATTTCTTCTTCGCTATATTCTTCTTCTTCATTGAAGAATGCGTCAAAGCCATGGGCATTGTTAACACCTACCTGTTGACCATCATCTTTGATTTTTACTTCAACGGCAGATGGCTTAAACTCAGAAGATTCTTTTTCTTTTTTCTTTTTGGCTTCTTCTAGTTCAACTTCTTCTTTGGTAAGTCTAGCAAATGCACGATCAATACCTTCTTTACGTTTCTTACCCATATCTTTTTCGATACGGTCATACATGTTTAGTTTTACGCCAACCTTATCAATATGTTTCTTTGTTGCAGCACCATAATAGTCACCTGCAAGTTTCTGAGATATCTCTTCAATTGGCTCAACTTCTTCTTTTTTCAAGTCATTGTCAAACTGCTTGATAGTTGCTTTGTTGATACCTTTAAAACGCTTATTACCTTTTTCGTAATCTCCAGCTTTGTCAGCAGCAGATGCTTGTTCACCAGCAGCTTTCTTGTAACGTGCAAGTAAGTCAGTTGATAGTTCTGCAATAATTTCTTGTTCTTCATCAGAGAACTCTTCACCTAAATGATACTTAACTTTACGACGACGATGTTGATCATCTCTGCTACCAAGCGTATGTCCAACTTCACGTCTAGGATCTTTCTCTCCAGCTTCTTCTTGACCTTCTACGTCTACCTCAGAATGAGCCTGTTCTTTAATCTTGCCCTTGGCCATGGCATTTAATTTCTTAAAATCTTTGTAACGCATAACATCCTTGGCAATGTTGTATGTTGAATTTGTATCTACTGTTGGTGGATCTAGATCATTCGTACCTGACTGTTGAAGCACACCTTCTTTAACTAAAGTAACATCTTGAATCCACTTGGAAACTAATGCACCAGATTGTTCTTTTAATAGTAGGTGGTTTGATCCACGCTTAACGATCTCATATTGAATAGCATTTGACTCAACGATATCACCAAGATTAAAAATCTTACCACTAAAGTATTGCTCTCTTAGATCGTCTTTGACTAATTTAATTTCTTCTTTAACCATGTCCAGACCAAGACCCTGACGCATGTCATTCATGAGTCTACGGCTATCAATCTCTCTTAATGCAGAAGGCATGCCAGTTTTAAACTTAACATAGTCGCCTTTCTTGGCAGACTCGCGAAGTTTGTTATCTTCTGGATCTTTATTACCAGCTGCAATGACCTCAATCGTTTCAAAGAAGAAGTCTACTTTGTTTTTCTTATTGAGGATCTTATCGTAGTCTTCCTTCAAATCGGATGAAGTAACCACTACGATGTTCTTATACTTTTTGTTTAGTTCTTTTGCTGCCTCAACGATAGAACTAGCATCAGTGCATTTAATGTTCGTATTCGGGAACATTAGGTTCATGTACTGAACCTTCTTATCTGCTGGAAGTAATTCTTCTTTTAGGTCTTTTGAAGCGTAGATAACGTAGTCAGATTTTTGTTCTTCTGCTAGTTTCTTGACGACTTTGATGTGAAGTTCGTGCATAGCCGTTGGGGGTTGGAATTGCCCAAAAGCTAATACGACCTTGTTTGACGGTAGTTCTTTTAATAGTTGTCTGTAGTTCTTCATGTGACCCATCTATAAAATAAATTCAGCTTATTATTTAGTAATAATTAGTCTTTATGTCCCATAGATTTACGTAAGTCATGGTATAGAGCATCTTTATGCTCTGGCTTCATCTTGCTTGGTAGATTCTTATGGAACTCTTTCTTGTTTCCAGCTGCAGCATGCTCACGCATCTTTGTACCAGAGATACCAGAAGTACCTTCTGCATCTGGATCACGATCGCCAGAAGAATGTACTGTTATTGATTTAAACTTATAGTGACCATGAGCAGATTTGACTCCATTATATTTGTGGAGTAGATCATGGGTTGATTGCTGACGATCTGAACCAGCAATCACGTGTAGGTGTTGCACGCCAGCAGCATGTAACTTTGCAGCAGCATGTAAAGGTGTTTCTCCTTTGGCAGCTGCAGAAACATTAGTTCCTGGGAATGCATTTTTAGCATGTTCAACTTTCTTTTCTGGAGAAAGTGGATTCTTCTTGGCGTCATGCGAACCAGATAGAACTAGATGATGCTCAGCACCATGTTCTTTGGCTACGTCATGCATCTTTTTAACAACTTCTTCATGACCAGCTGTTGGAGGATTCATACGACCAAAGGCAAGCACTCCATGCTTTTCTTTGGTAGCTTCTTTTAAGAATTGAGTAAAGTTTAACATTAGCAGTTCCACTTTCTTAGGGCAAGTGCTTTACGACTTGGCTCGCCATTTGGTTTCTTCATTGAACCTTCCATTCCGCCCATTCGTGCACAGAAAGATTTTCTACGATTTGCTGCTTTACTTCCAGCTTTTAATTTAGATGGAGGAGTTGTCACTGGTGCTTGTAGGTTAGCACCTTTAGCGTTATATGCGTCACGACCCTTTTGCGTCAAACCACCAGTAGAACTTTTATGTCCTTTAGCATCAACTGCATATTCTAGTAATTGTTCATCACTGAACTCTTCAAACTTTTCCCAGATGTATTCCGAATCAAGATTGTGTAGTCGAGCCAACTCTTCAATCACTTCTTCAATCATGTCAAACTGTGCTTCAACGTCTTCATTCTGAGATGCTTTTAATGCTGCTGCAGTTGGAGCACCTTTGCTTCCTGGTTTGCGCATCTTCTCACCAGAACCAGCTTTGATTCTTTCTCGTTTAGCATGGATGTTATCCCACAATCCACGTTCTTCTTTCATGCACGAATCAGATTCGCATGGTTTAGTTCCTGGAACTCTTTTGTATCCAGTCCAGCATGTGCATCCAGTACGTTTGGCTTCATCTATTAATTCTTTAAATGTAAACATTATTTGTCTCCAAACTTTTTGGTCTTAAGTAAGTTAGCCTTGGCGAACTCGGCACGATTAACCAACTTGCTTGGTTCTTCTTTACCTTCATGCTTTGTATTAACAACGAAACCTTCTGGCTTAGACTTCTTACCAGCGATGTGATGGTCATAACCACCTTCATGAGTCTCAAGAGATTTAACCAAAGCATTCTTGGCTTGAGCCAAGTGGTGGTGTTGAGCCAATAGATTACCGTAGTGTGCTTTATTCTTTTCCACATGAGCAACTTGCGCAGCACCTTCAGCATGTTTGTCAGCTTTTGACTTTTCAGTCTTTACTTTCTCTGCTGCTTTAGCATGGTGATCTTTAAGATGTTGTTGGAAACCTTTTACATTGGGCACTTCGTCATGACGAACTGTCTTGTTAATGTAAGTTGCAAGATGACCACCATCGCCAGAATGTTTTGGGTGAACTGCATTATACATTGCATGTCCATGAGTGTCATGGATTTCTTTTGCAGCTGCCATGTGTTTATGAAAGTCAGCTTCATTCTTTTCAGAGTGAGTAACTTTACTTGTATCATGCTCAGCACCATGCATGTGAACATCAGGATGTTCTTTGAATGATTTAAGATCTGGGTGAGGACTTACCTTCATGGATCCAATATCATTACCATGATATTGCTGGTGAACAACTACACCAACCTTGGATCTTTTAATCTTATCTGCTTCTTTACCATGAGCAGTATAAGTAATTGTATTTGGTGTAAAGGAAACTTTACTTGCTTCAGTTAGAAAACCCTCAGTCAGATGATGGTCTTCTTTAGTATGCATCAAGTCACCTTGGTAAACACCTTTCTTTGGTGCAATCTTTGGTAGATGCTTCAATGCAGTTTTGAGTTTAGCAGCAAGACCTGGAGCATGACCATGGTTCTTATCAATGTCAGCTTCAGTATGATTGATCTTTGGGTTCTTGTTGAAAGCAGATTTAGTGGCAACAAAGAATTTACCATTCGTTGGATGATGACCAAAAACGATAGATGGAGCACCATCATACTTCATTGTCAAATTGCTTGACTTATGACCCGACTTCATGTGAGCATGGGCTTGCATTAGTGCAGCATGAGCATGCTCAAACCCAGCATGACCATGCATCAATGGACGATCTTCTGGATGAGTAATATGTTTAAGTTGCTTACTTTCTTCAGCTTCTTCTTTTAAAAATTCTACAAAGTTCTTCATTTTTTTCCTTATACCTTATTATACCCTACTTTTGCATTTAAGTCAAGCGATAACCCTACACATCTGAGGGGATTATATTTCCATCTTAAACCCGATTTTATTACCACCTGGATTTCCAGCATTACTGTGATATTCAAAAACGAATTCGCTATCCTTAAACCCTTTTAATTTATAATTCAATGTTTGAGAATTTGGTTTAATATTAACATATAACTGTTCAACTCCCATGGATTTACATGCTTGAGTTAAGAAACTTTTATATGATTTATTCACATTAACTTCATCAACTAAACTATACGCCATCGGTGATAATATAATACCACATCTTCTAGCCCCTGCTTCATTTAAAATCTTTTGAATATTTTCAGCAGGTACAGTCCTATTAATTTTTGAAAACACTTTTTGATTTAATATATTAAAAAGTGCTTTACCGTCTTTATAACCCTTTAACCAGTCTTCAATATCTGCAGAAGTATATATTTTCTTTCCGATTAAATTACCAACTTCAGTATATGCTTTTGAACCAAAATGTTTACTAGCAAGAATAATTGATTCAAGACCATTATTATTTACAATGGTGCTCATGAAGGTATGAACTTGTTTATCAGTTCCAGTAAAGTTTTTATCTTTTATAGTTTCCCAAATAGCATTAAGTGCTGGCGCAGCACCTTTATCTGCCTTTGCGGATACTTTTAATTTAATACCATTTGGATAACCAACGTAGTAATCAACTAATGGTTCATTACTTCTTGCTGGGAATTCTACAAATGATAACTTTGGATCATAGTTATTTAAGAACCACCAAGCACCTGCCAGTTCACCAAAGTCTTTGGCAATAATTGCTACGTCTTTATCTGAGATACCTTTGATAGTTGGACTAAGTGTATTATCTGTTTTAATACTTTTATCAAGGAACTCTTTGAGGAATGTTTTAACTGGCAGTGGCGCAGTGTTGCAACTTGTAATTGCTGAACTTACTGTTTTGATGTAATCTGCTCTATTGATCTTCTTACCACCAAGACCTAGACCATCTGGAGTTAATGCTTTGTTCGGAAGGGTTTTTACGTTGCCTGGATTTGCTGTAGATACTATTCCAGGTTTTTGTAGGTCATCGAATTTGACTCTACACGTCCAAGTTTTCCCACCAGATTTAAATTCTACTAATGTTTTGGAGTCGTACATCTTAGTTGCTTTGACTAAGACTTGAGTATTGGCTGGAACGATTCCGAGTTTGACCGATATGCTCTTCGGATCGAATGCATCGGTTTCTTTCTTTACGGAAGTTGTTATATCACCTTTACCTTGGTAATATTTTTCCCATGCTGCCTTGCCAGTCGTTGCCATTAGTATTCCATCAATAAAGTTATTACTATCTTATTTAGGATTACTTAGCTTTATTGTATTTTCTTTCCCACTTTCCGATTTGCTGGATAAGTTTCTGGGGAGAGACATTGTTTCTAAAGTCGTAGTTGAACGTCTTTAAGAAGTAATGGAGAGTGGCTGAGTCTCTCTTGTTTTTGCAACGATCTAGTAATGTTTTGATTGGCGTATTGGGACGTTTTGTTTTGAAGTCTAGGTATACGCAATGTGCATATGCTTGGATCTCATCAAACTCAGAAAGATACCTACGCTCTGCATCTTTCTTGGCATTTCCAACTTTCTTGTAGGGAACTACGTAGTTGCTCCAGTTATTCTGCCTTCTGGAGAATTGCATGCAGTGAATGACCTCATGCATTAGGGTTTGGATTAGCCTATACTTAAACGCATCCCAAGACTTATCAGTGAAGGTATGATAGTCAAAGGTGTCAGTATAGATGTGGAGGTAAATATGGTTATCGTCTGGAGCATATTCACCTCCAATTGCCACATATGTTTTATAGATCTTGGCTTTAGAGAACTGATGTATCCACTTGATCCTCGTCTTCCACTTCTTACAGTAGTTGACTAATCCTTCTTGGTCATTTTTGTAGTGATCAAGATCTTCCCATATTTTTGCGGGAATAATTTTAGCTCTGAATGGACGCTCATAGAAATTAAGCAGATCTATCCAGTCATAATCAATAGTCTCTAGGAATTTCATATCACTAGAAAGGACTTGTTATTTGGTTAAATGTGTCTCCAAAAACGCAAGAACCTTTCCCTGCTCCTCTAAGTTAGTGTTTGCAAACTCAGTAATATAGGACATCAGTTCAAAGTTTGAGAGTATGTTATTATATTTAGTTGCCCTGCCTTTTAGGAATATCTCAGATTGATCCGATCCTCTATCAGCGTAGCGTTGTTTTAACATATCATCGGGAACCTTCAAATAGACCACCTGAAGGTCTACAGCTGGGAGAGCCATAACATACTCTAAGAAAGACTGATTGAAGATTCGGTCACCTTCAAAGAGGATGTTCGACTTAGTCTCTTTGACAAATTCCTGAGCCACTGGCTGAACAGCCATACTTAGGCGATCTGTTCCAGCGAATGTTTCTCCATCTTCATACTTACCTAGGATATAGGTATCGATATCCTCGCAATATAAAGCATTGAGTAACTTCTTTGGCTCACATTTACGCCACTCATAGTTATCAATAAACTCACGAAACAAAGTAGTTTTACCAGTTCCAGGTTGTCCGCCAACTGCAATAATTTTACGCATTTCTAGCATCCTTAATCAATTCTTCAAGTTCATCTTTAGTGAATACCCAAACCCTACCATAGAATGTAGATGTGTCACTATCAATATCTACTTTCTTGGTGAAGGTCATTCGTTTAGTTATACGTTCAGAAACATCTTTTGTTAGATTGGCTTTGATGTGATCAGCATAGTTGATATCGATTTCTTTTAGTTTTATTAACTCATGTGCACTAACCCTATGCTGAACGATAAGATTATTGAACTCATACTTATCTAAAATATATTCAACAGGTGCTTTAACTGAGACAGTGCTTGATCCACTAGTTGTAATATATCCTGTTGTACCACTCGCAGTAATCATAATGTTATCACCACTTGATATTGTCGTATTCATAAAAATGCCTCCAGTCCCGTGTTAATTTGTTCATCATCAAACATCCAGTCAAGGTTTCTTATCTTACCCGACTGAACAAAAGTTTTAAATTCTTCTTTGTTGATACCACGTTTATGATCTAAACGCAAATCAATTGTTTCATTTCTAGCATCCCATAATACCTGCCACTCAATACCATACCAACCATCCTTCTCACACTGCATTATCTCTTCAGCCTGACGATCTAGATAGTAACCAAGATATCTACCATGGTGTTCACGAAAGATTTTCTTGAATGAACATAAACAAGTTTCCATGGTAAAGAAATCAATTTGATTCACCAAGTCGGGGAACCTCCTCTTAGTTTCTTCCAAAATTGAGTCGGCTTCGTCTTGAAGAATTCTATACTCCACACTAGTGAGTTTTCTATCCATACGGTCACCTTTGCCATTGGCCAAAAGTAATCCATTACGATGAGAACGGGAGCCATCAAAGTCATCCAACATGAGAGAAGTAGGAGAGATACGCACACCAGCAGTATGCTTAAGGTGCTGAAGATAAAACCAAGTGGAATAACGACCAAACTTATGCAAGTTAGACTTAATGCCCTCCCACAGTTTATCAAAACTCCCTTTGTCAGATTGTTCATAATATGATTCCAATGCTTCTCTTTGTGTTCTATTGCCAATAAATTTTTGATAAGAAGCAAACATTTTTGGGAGATGTCCCTTGTTCCACTTCGTATCAGTTTGGTATCTTAATCGCTTATAATTAGCAGTGTTCCACTGCTCCATTCTATCTACTGTGGCTAGTTCGTAGTCTGGAAACTCATTCATCAATACCCATGCGGTTGGGAGGTGATAGGTATTTCCATAAAGCCAGCATAACCATAACCTTTGCTCATCGTTATGTTCGTAGCGTTTATTTAAATAATTAGTTGCCCATACAGCTGGGTCACAATCATCATACCTCAATGACCATGCGTACCAGCGGATGAACGCTTCTCTTGGGTTTTCTCTGTAATCCATACTTTAATTATACTCTTAAAAGTCTTGCAAGTCAAGACTTTGTGACTTTGCGAGATCAAATATCTCAACACATCCACCCTTGCCCTTCTTGTGAATTGCATTGTTAATCATTGAGTCATGGTAATCATAGTCACCCTCAGCAAAACTATTTCCATCAATCCTAAAGATACTCAATTGACAACCACTCTTTTGTTTGCCCCAAAACTTGAATCCAATCTTCTCATAGAAGCCAACTGATTCAATCTCCGAAGAAACTCTAAAGTATAAAGCACCTTTCTTCTTTACATTGCGCAAAGAATCATCACAGAGTACTCTGGCTGCACCTTTACCTCTATGTTTAGCAAAGGTATGAAGCAACTGCAGATTGGCCACGAATGGTCTACGCTTTGATACAGTAGTAATGATTGCACCCATTAGTTCGTCATTCTCATCGAATGCGCCAAT